GGACCTTTGGCAAGACTCAAACCCATCTGAAAGAAATGCAAACGGTAGAACTAGGAGTGGTCTTTACAGACTGTTTATACCAGCCTACGAATCTCTTGAGGGTTTTTTTGACATCCACGGACGTCCAATCATTGAAGATCCTTCTGAGGCTGTCGATGGTCTTGACGGTGATTCTATTGATTCAGGAGCGAAAACGTTTTTAAAGAACGAAAGGTCAAGCCTCAAGGGTGACCCCTCAGAACTCAACGAGGTGACAAGGCAGTTTCCTTTTACAACCGACGAAGCCTTTAGAGATAGCATTGACGGTAGCTTGTTTAATATCGGAAAGATATATGAGCAGATACAGTATAATGACGAGTTGTTTCCAAACCCAGTGGTTAGGGGTAATTTCGTTTGGAAGGGTGGACAGCAGGATACAGAGGTTGTATTTAAGCCAGACCACCAGGGTAGGTTTAAAATAGCTTGGATGCCTCCCGTGGAGATGAGAAACAAAAAGAAGTTTGATCGAAACAAAAGAATAGCGCCCAATGCAGAGCTGGGGGTAGGCGGGGTTGACTCTTACGACCTTGACGCCACCGTCGATGGACGGGGGTCTAAGGGTGCGCTACACCTATACAACAAGTTTCACATGGAGCATCCCGCTAACATGTTTGTTGTGGAGTATGCGTCCCGTCCGCCTTTAGCTAAAATCTTCTACGAAGACTGTTTAATGGCTGCTGTGTTTTACGGTTACCCTATCTTAATTGAGAACAACAAGTACGGTATCGCAAGACACTTTGAATCAAGGGGTTACGATGGCTATCTAATGGACAGACCTCGTCATCTAATGAGCGCTAATGCCAAAGTAAATGTTAAGACAAAAGGCATCCCTTCAAACTCACAGGATGTTATACAGGCTCATGCCCATGCTATTGAGGATTACATACACAATCACGTAGGCGTAAATAGAGAGACTGGAGCTTACGGCAACATGTACTTCAACAGAACTCTAGAGGATTGGATAGGGTTTAAGATCAATGACCGTACTAAGTTTGACCTTACAATTAGTTCTGGTCTTTGCCTTCTTGCCGCGCAAAAAGTTAAGGCTAAGAAAAAAGAATCAAGGCTTGACGAGAAGCGCTTTTTCCGCCGATATGAGGTACGGGGATGATTTGCTATATTTGCAGTAAATCAGCTGTAAATGTACAACAACAAGAACTCTAAGTCTGGGTTCCCAGATCCTCTTGCCAGTTCTTTAGAGAAGCAGGATAGGAGTTACGGGCTGCAGTATGCAAAAGCTATTGAGAGCCAGTGGGGTAAAATGACGGACAAGAGTTCTCTGTACGGAAGCAGAAACGAAGTATTCGAAAAGAATAGACGGTACGCTAACGGAACTCAAGATACTACAATATACAAGAAGCTTTTGACTTCTTTGAACCCCAATGGTGGGGAGGGCAGTTTGTTGAACCTGGACTACACGCCAGTTCCTATTCTGCCAAAGTTCGTTCGCATTGTAGTAAACAAGATCCTGTCTCGGAACCCCTACCCCAACCTTGAGGCTGTGGACCCTTTGTCTTCTTCTGAGAAGAATAAAGAAAAGCAAAGGCTTAGGACCCAGGTGGCTGTAAAAAAAGATCTCCAAGATCTAAAACAACAAACTGGTGGACTGGTACTGGATGTAGACCCAGACCAGCTTCCTGACTCACTTGAGGAGGCCGACATCTTCTTGGAAACAAACATCAAGACAGACGCTGAGATTGCTGCTCAAGTTGCTACGAACATGACGCTGTCATGGAACAACTTCAATGACGGGACATACAGGCGCTGCGTTAATGACCTTGCTGCGTTGGGTATGGCCGTTGTCAAAAGAAACAACGATCCTAATTACGGGATAAAGACGGAATACGTTGACCCTAAGATGTTTATCCACGGGTACACAGAGGATCCCTTCTTTGACGACATCGTCTATGCGGGTCACATTAAAGAGGTGACTGTCAGTGAGTTAAAGAGACTTGGCGGAAACGAGTTGTCTGAAGAAGACCTCAAGAAGATTCTTAAGGTGGCCTCTAAGAAGTCTGACAAGTATTCTCCTCGCAACGACTACAGGTCTTTTGACCGTAACACTGACTATAGCGAGTACATCGTCCAGGTTTTAGACTTTGAGTTTATATCCGTGGACTGCATGCACTTTGAGGAAAAAGAAAACCGTCACGGGAATGTCGGCTTCTACTACGAGGGCTTTGAGTTTAAGGAGCGTCAAGGGTCTGTGTACGAGCGTACTCCTCACAAGATGGAGCTGGAGATGCTGTACGGGGGCATGTACATTATGGGGACTAATTACATCCTCAACTATGGCAAGGTCGCTAACGTGCCCAAGAACATTCATGACCTGTCTAAGTGTAGGCTTTCGTATTCCCCCGTTGCCACAAACATGCTGGACAACATGCCTAAGTCCATGGTTGACAGCTGTGTTGGGTTTGCAGACATGCTGCAGATCACCCACCTCAAGCTTCAGCAGGCCATTGCAAAGGCTAAGCCTGACGGACTCATCATTGACATTGAGGGACTGGAGAATGTACAGCTCGGAAAGGGCGGGGAGCTTCAGCCCCTTGAGCTTCACGATATATATGAGCAGACTGGTGTCTTCTACTACAGGAGCAAAAACCCAGAGGGTGGCTTCCAGAACCCTCCAGTCAGAGAGATAGGGAACAGCATCAGGAACATCAATGAGTTGATTGGACTGTACAATCACTATCTAAGACTGATTAGAGATACTACGGGCATCAACGAAGCCATGGATGCTAGCTCACCAAAGGGTGATGCTTTGGTCGGTGTTAGGCAGCAAGCTATTTCAGCAGGCAACAACGCCATTTATGACATCACTAATTCAGCTATGGTTCTGTTTAAGAAGGTGTGCGAAGACATTGTCAAGTGCATACAGATTATACCAGAAGAGTCTGTCCTTATGAAGGTGTATCAAAACGCCATTGGGGACACGAACATGAAAGTCCTTTCTTCTTTCAGCGATCTTCCTATGTACAACTTTGGTGTTCAGGTTCACAAGGAGATGGAGGATGAGCAGAAGCAGTACCTTGAGCAGAATATCCAGGTGGCATTGGCTCAGAAAGAAATTGATCTTGAGGATGCTATTGCCGTCAGGGATCTAAAAGATATCAATCAGGCAGAGCGTCTGTTGGTTGTTAGGAGAAAGAAGAGGATGAAAGAGCAACAAAACATTGCCATGCAAAACTCTCAGATGCAGGCTCAGCAAGCTCAGCAGGCTTCTATGGCTGCCAGCCAATCCAAGCAGCAAGAGATGCAGATGGAGGCACAGCTCAAGGCTCAGGAGATGCAGATGAAGAATCAGCTTGAGGCTCAGCTAGAAGGCGTTAAGCACGAGTTTAGAAAAGAGATAGAGTTGATCAGAGCTCAGGCTACTCTTGGATTCAAGACTGATGACAAGGAGTTTAAGGAGAAGATAGAGGTTCTGAAAGAAGACAGGAAGGACGAGAGGGTAGACAAGCAGGCTGCAAAGCAATCTAAGCTCATCTCACAGAGAAAAGGAGAAAGAGGTGAAATCGAAGAATCCCAGTCTGGATTTGATATAAGCGAAATGTTACAATAATGGCTAGTAAACTAAACCTAGACGTATCGGAGAAACTAGATATCACCTGCAAGAGGGGTGATACCTTTAACTTGGGTCTTTTAATAAAGGACTCGGCTGGTACAGCCATAACCCTCAGCACCTCTAGCTATGAGTTCCTCATGCAGGTTAGAGGCCGACGGGGCGGGTCTGGTCGTGAGCGACCACTGATCCTTGGCACGGCATCTAAGGGTAAGTCAGCTGTAACCAATGTTGGGGCAAACAACTTCACCGTTACGATTGACGACAGTGGTAACGCAACCTTCTCTGCTTCAGACACCATCATGGCTAGGATTGCTCCTGGCAGATATGTGTACGACATCCAGCAAATAGTAGACAGTGTTTCTACAACTATCCTTGAGGGGAGGTTTATCGTAAACGATGACATCTCAAACCTTGAGGTGTAATGGCTATAACTGTATCTACGACAGCTGGCACTACGATTAGTGTAAGTGTATCTGGTTCTACCCAGGTTTCATTTGCTACAACAACAAATTCTGTATCTGTCACTCAGCCCGCATCGTCTAGCATCTCTGTGCTGGGCAAGGGCACTAAGGGCGACACAGGTGCTACTGGCACTACTGGCGCCACAGGGGCTACTGGTGCCGCAGGTGCCGACGGAAGGTCCTACGCTATATCCTGTGTCGATGGAGACAACGGTGACGAAGAGAAGATCAGACTATCAGACAGCGCTGGGGTAAATGATGATGTAGTTCTTGAAGCAGGCACTGGACTGTCTATTGCACGGGATGGAGACAAGATCACATTCACCAACACAATCACTGACACTGATACAGTCTTGACTTCTGAGCAAGTCCAGGACATTGTGGGGGCCATGTTTAGCGGAAACACAGAGACAAGGATATCAGCCACTTACCAAGACGGTGACGGAAACATTGACCTAGTTGTTGATGCGATACCTGTAGACCTTACATCTGATGGGGCTGGTACAATTCATGCAAACAACGTCCCTACTCTTAACCAGAGCACAACTGGTAATGCTGCAACAGTAACAACCAATGCAAACTTAACAGGCCATATTACATCTACTGGCAATGCCGCTGTTTTAGGGTCTTTTAGTGTAGCTCAACTTAGTGCAGCTCTTTCAGACGCTAGTATATCAGGAAACAATACAGGCGATCAAACAACCGTTTCTGGCTCTTCAGGTTCATGCACAGGAAACGCTGCAACGGCTACAGCCCTTGCTACAGCTAGAGCTATTAACGGTGTAAACTTTGACGGTACTGCTCCCATCACTGTAACTGCGGCTGGATCTACTTTGTCTGACACCGTTACTGTGGCCAAGGGTGGTACTGGGGCTACTAGCTTGACTTCTGATTCTGTTCTTACTGGTGCAGGCACAAGTGCTGTTGTAGCTGAAGCTAACCTTACGTTTGACGGAAGCATACTGACTGTGACTGGTCAAAGAAAAATACCATCTACAACCAGCAGTTCTCAGTATTACGGAGATGTGGTGGCTTTTGGTAGGGGACCCGCTGGCGCTGATGGGGACATTGAGGCAGGAAAGCTTTACTATTTAGACTCTTCTCAGCAGTGGGAGCAAACTAATGCAAATGCCGCATCAACAGCTAC